AACTTGAGACGGTTGTATGAGTATTTTACTGACCCTGCGCAGGGGGGTAACACAGTACGTTACACCTCTAAAGACACAGGGGTGCCAGAGAAGGAGGTAGAAGCGTTTTGCACAGTGATAATGGGCTTGCGCTAAATGAACATGATAACGGTTGATTTTGAAACGTACTACGACAAAGACTTCTCTTTGCGTAAGATGACAACTGAAGCCTATATCCGTGACCCTCGTTTTGAGGTAGTGGGTGTAGGTGTGAAGGTAAATAACGATGACACTGAATGGGCTAGTGGTACACATGAAGAACTTAAAGAATACTTACATACGTTCGACTGGAGTTCGTCTGTACTACTATGTCATAACACTCTGTTCGACGGTGCTATACTTAGTTGGTTGTTTGATGTTCATCCTCGTGTTCTCACTGACACTTTGTGCATCGCTCGTGCTCTCCACGGTGTCGAAGTTGGAGGCTCTCTCCACGCGCTTACGCAAAGATATAACATAGGCGCAAAAGGTACTGAGGTTTTAGACGCAATAGGTAAACGTAGATTAGACTTCACCGATGCGGAGTTAGATAAGTATGGCGACTANTGTATAAACGATGTGGAGTTAACCTATAAACTGTTTAATATTATGGGTAGAGGGTTCCCCANGGGGGAGTTACGCCTNATAGACTGTACGCTACGTATGTTCGTCGAGCCTATATTAGAGTTAGACCTAGGACTACTAGAGCAACACTTAGAAGACACCAAACAGATCAAGGAAGACTTGATAACGTCTTCTGGTGTTACAAAGAAAGAACTTATGAGTAATCCTAAGTTTGCCGAATTGCTTGAGGGGCTAGGTGTTATACCTCCCACAAAGATAAGTCTTACCACTAACAAAGAGACGTTCGCGTTCGCTAAGAACGACGAGCAGTTCAAGGCATTGGAGAACCACTCCGACCCTAGAGTGCAAGCACTCGTAACCGCTAGGCTAGGTACCAAGAGTACGCTTGAGGAATCACGTACTGAGAGGTTTATAGGTATAGCTAAACGCGGACTACTACCGGTACCTGTAAGATACTATGCGGCGCACACTGGTAGGTGGGGAGGTGATGATAAGATCAACATACAAAACCTACCTAGCCGTGGCGTGAACGGTAAGAAGTTAAAGAACAGTATGCTTGCCCCCGAAGGATATATGATGGTTGACTGTGACTCGTCGCAGATTGAAGCGCGTGTGTTGGCATGGTTAGCAGGGCAAGACGATTTAGTCCAAGCGTTTGCCAATGAGGAAGACGTGTATATAAAGATGGCCTCCAAGATATACAACATACCAGAAGAAGAGGTCACGAAAGACCAACGCTTTGTAGGTAAGACTACTATCTTGGGTGCAGGGTATGGTATGGGTGCATTACGCTTTACAGATCAGTTGCAGTCATTCGGTACTCGTATGGATGTAGATGAAGCGCGTAGGGTAATCCGAATATATCGAGATGCTAACTGGAAGATAAACACGTTATGGCGTGACTGTCAGAACATGCTGGTGGAGCTGTCGCGTGGTAATTCAGGTAGCTTTGGCCCTAACGGTATAATTAAGTATGGTGTAGACGGACGTAACGGTTGGATACTATTACCGTCCGGACTCAAGATGCGTTATGACGACTTACAATATGACCAAGGTGAGCGTGGGCCAGAGTTTAAATACAGGACTAGGCGTGGATACACTAGGATATACGGTGGTAAGGTTACGGAGAACGTATGCCAAGCGATAGCCAGATGCATTATAGGTGACCAGATGTTAGCGATAGCTAAGAAGTACAAGGTAGCTTTAACCGTTCACGATTCCGTGGTATGTTGTGTACCAGAAGATGAACTTGAAGAAGCTACTCGTTATATAGAAGAATGTATGAGCACCACTCCACCTTGGGCAGAAGGTTTACCCATAACGTGTGAGTCGGATAAAGGTAAATCATATGGGGAAGCGGCAGGATGACTGATATAGAGAAAGCAATGAAAGAAGCGCATAAGTTCGCAGATACAGCATTAGCGCAGTCGGACAGTAGACTACATGTAATATGGAATAATATGTTATCGTTTATGATACAGCCTGTAGTAACTACCAGAGCATACGTTACTATCGTGATAGTTCTATGTTTAGTAATGGGGGCATGGCTTGGGTAAGGTAACTGATATTAACGAGTTTAGGCGTGCGAAAGATATTAATAATTCTACACACGACACCGATGGTAGTTACTTAACTATAGTAATTGGTGAGGCACTAGATGGTGAGGATATAATTCTTATAAACCAGTGTGAGGTAGAGGGTAATACTAAACACAAGGACACCATAACTATGGATAAAGATATGTTACATATTCTTATTGATGAATTGATTGTAGCTGTAGGAATAATAGAGGACAAGGAGTGAGTATTGCACCGTGGTCGTTCTCAAAGATTAAGTCATTCGAGCAGTGTCCTAAGAAGTTCTACCATCTCAAGGTAGCTAAAGATTATAAGGAACCTGAGACAGAGGCTATGCTGTACGGTACTGCTGTACACTTGGCCGCAGAGGAATACATTAGGGACGGCACTCCGCTACCTCCTGAGTATGATTACTGCAAAGATGTGCTTGATGTGTTAAATGGTATAGAAGGTGATAAGTTATGTGAGTTGGAGATGGGACTCACTGAAAACCTTGAGCCTTGTGGGTTCCGCGATGAAAACGTATGGTGGCGAGGTATAGCTGATTTAGTTATCCTAAACAAACGCACTAAAACAGCTTATGTGGTAGACTACAAGACAAGTAAAAACACTAGATACGCAGACAAAGGCCAGTTAGAATTGATGGCTATGAGTATGTTTAAGATGTACCCCAAGTTAGAAAAGGTTAAAGGTGGGTTGTTGTTTGTAGTATGTGGAGAGTTAATAAAGCAAGACTACTCCAAGCCGGAAGAGTCTGGGCTATGGAAGAAGTGGCTGTCCGACTACAATCGTATGGAACAAGCCTTTGAGAATAATGTGTGGAATGCACACCAGAGTGGATTATGTCGTAGGCACTGTATTGTTACCGAGTGCGTACACAATGGGAGAAACTAATGCGTAAGAAAAGAAAGAAGCAGGTCAATGCTCCTGTCGGTAGTAAAGCGTTCAAGGCTAGGATGGAGCGGCAACGTGCCAGACGTAAGATGGATAGAGAAGGTAAAGACGCCAACAAGAACGGTAAAGCTGACAAGCGTGAAGGTAAAGACGTTAGTCACAAGAAGGCATTAAGCAAAGGCGGTAGTAACAAGGACGGTGTTACAGTAGAGGATAGTTCAAAGAACCGCAGTCGTAACTATAAAAAGAAAAAGAAGTAGACGCTTACTCAATGCGTCTTTAAATGCTACCGCGCCTCTCCTTATGGCATAAGAATCAGCGGTATAAAATTGAGTAGTCCGACGGGGGCGTGTTTGGGATATTCCGCGCTCCGATTCATAAGTAGACCTAGCCCTATCTATGGACGAAGCAGGGCCATTAAATTTTTTCGCGTGATGTGGACACCCACTTCATGCTATTTCGTATCGGAGCGATAAATGAAGATAGTAGATGATAAGGCGTTATTACTTACGCTACGTAACCCCGCAAAGGTTACATCGGTTATACCAAAAAGCAGGGAACTACCTAACAATCAGGTACTTGTTAACTGGGGATTAGAAGAGACACAAGTACTGCGCAACATGAACATCAATGCGCCATCCCCCATAGAATCTAAATACCAGTGGACAGGTAAGTACCCACCGTTTGACCATCAAAAGATTACATCCAGTTTCTTTACTTTAAACCGCAAGGCATTTTGTTTTAATGAGCAGGGTACAGGTAAGACTGCCAGTGCTATATGGGCGTCAGACTACCTTATGAAGCAGGGGGTTATACGTCGAGTGTTAGTAATATGCCCCCTATCTATTATGGATTCCGCATGGAGAAATGATCTGTTCAGTTTCGCTATGCACCGCAAAGTAGACGTGGCGTATGGAGCAAAAGACAAACGCGCCAAGATAATCGAAGGTGATGCTGAATACGTGATAATAAATTATGATGGGGTGGAGATCGTAGCGGATGCCGTAGCCAATGGGGGGTTTGATTTAATAATTGTTGACGAGGCTACGCACTACAAGAACCCACAGACAAAACGATGGAAGACCCTTAATAAATTAGTAGGGCCAAGCACGTGGTTGTGGATGATGACAGGTACCCCTGCGGCTCAAAGCCCAACTGATGCATACGGTATAGCTAAACTTGTTAATCCTAGTGGTGTACCTAGATTCTTTGGTTCGTTCCGAGATCAAGTAATGACTAAAGTAACAAATTTTAAATGGGTTCCAAAAGAAGACGCTACCAATACAGTACATAGAGTACTACAACCTGCTATACGGTTTACAAAGGATGAATGTCTTGACCTGCCACCTATGGTGTACACCAAGAGAGAAGTACCACTTACCAGACAACAAGCCAAGTACTATAAAGAGTTAAAGAATAAGATGATTATGTCCGCAGCGGGAGAACAAATATCTGCCGCCAATGCCGCCGTAAACATGAATAAGTTACTACAAATATCTTCAGGTGCAGTGTACACAGACGAAGGAGATGCGTTGGAGTTTGACATATCTCCCCGATACAAAGTACTCCGCGAAGTAATAGATGAGTCTAGTAAGAAAGTATTAGTGTTTGTACCCTTTAAACATACTATTGACTTACTAACTACGAAGCTACGTGAAGACAATATAACCACAGAAATTATTCGTGGAGATGTAAGCGCCGGTAAGCGTACGGAGATATTCAAACGGTTCCAAGAAGCTGATGATCCTAGAGTATTGGTCATACAACCTCAATCAGCGGCGCACGGTGTAACACTAACTGCGGCAAACACAGTGGTATGGTGGGCACCGACAAGTTCTTTAGAGACATACGCTCAGGCTAACGCTCGTGTACACAGGTCAGGACAAGACCATAAATGTACCGTCGTACAGCTCCAAGGTTCGCACGCAGAGAAACGTGTTTACGCACTGCTAGATAATAGAATAGACATTCACACAAAAATGATTGACCTTTACAAAGAAATACTTGACTAGCTTATAATAAGGTACTAAAGTGAACGTCCCGTTAGTAAAGGAGCGTGCAATGAGTGATAGTAGTACTACCGCTGAACAGTTAACTAAAGTTTATTTAAAGATTAAAGATAAGCGTTCAGAACTCTCGGCGGCATTTAAAGAAGAGGACGGCAAACTGACTGAACAGATGGATAAGGTTAAGAAAGCCTTATTGGAATACTGTAAAGATCAGGGCGTTGATAGTGTAAAGACTTCAGCAGGATTGTTTTATAGGTCTGCCAAGACTAGGTATTGGACTAGTGATTGGAGCAACATGCATGAATTTGTTTTAGAGCATGAGGCGCCTGAGTTACTTGATAAACGACTCAACCAGACGAACATGAAGCAGTTCTTAGAAGAGAACCCCGACCTTGTACCTAAAGGTCTTAACGTAGACTCAGAATATGTAGTCTCAGTAAGGAGGAAATAATGTCAGCGGCATTTGTACCAATTGAAAACGTAGCAAAGCACTTTTCGGTATCTGTATCGACTATACGTGCATGGCTACGCAACGGCAAGATACCTACGGATACTTATATAAAGGTAGGGCCGACCTATCGCTTTAAGTTACCTGAAGTAGAAGCGGCACTTTTGGGTGGTGTACAAACCCCCGAAGAAAATTATCTGTCGGAACACTCTATGCACGAACAGCTAGAGTTAGACTTGGATGATGACGCCTGATGAGTAGTAACGGACTACGCCGAATCAGTATACGTGGTGGCAAGTTTCACGTTATATCTGATGGTGAGGAAGTTACTAGGGATTTAGGTTATATGGATGTGGTTATAGTAAATGCCGCTCCAGTTTCTCGCGCTTACTATGGCGATGCGTACGACCCTAACAGGGTTGCGGTACCCACGTGTTGGTCACCTGACACACAAGTACCTTCAGTAGATGTACCCCAAGATCAGCGGCAATCAATGCGTTGTATGGACTGCCCTCAAAATATAAGAGGTTCAGGTCAGTATGGGGGTAGGGCTTGCCGGTTTGCACAACGGTTAGCAGTTGTATTTCGGGATAGTCCCGAAGAAGTGTATCAGTTACAGATACCTGCCACGTCTATATTTGGCAGTACTAATAGCGGTGACATGGGTATGCAAAATTATGCTCGGTTACTAGCTAAACATGATACACCTGTAGTTACTATCACCACCAAGATTTACTTTGATGAGGATAGTGCAGTACCAAAACTTTGCTTTAAGCCAGTAGACCGTTTAGACGAAGACACACTTGAGAGGGTTTCAGCAATGATTGACCATGAAGATACTATTCAGGCTATCACTATGTCTATACCTATAACAAGTGAACCTGTGTCTCCGTTTGGTGTGGTTGAAGGTTTCGAGTTAAATGCAAACTAATTAATTAGGATATATAAAATGGCTACAAATAATCAATATGTAATATCAGACGTCGAAGCCCTATGGCCTCGCATAAACAAGACTTACAAATTTGACAACGCAGAAAATCGTACAGTACCGTGCGATGCGTTTGACGAAGGCGCTAAGTATGAAACTCGTTTCCGTATGACTAAAGAACAAGCTAAGGCTTTGTTTGTGGCTATGGTAACAGCGTACCAAGAAAAGAAAGAGAAGGGGTGGCCCGATAAGTTCGAGATGCCTTTCAAGAAAGAAGAAGATGGTACTTATACGCATAAAGCATCTTTAAAAGGGGCATATGGTAAAGACGCTACTTTTAAACCTGTACAGTACGATGCTAAAAGCGTTAAACTACCAGACGACTTCATGCTTACTACCGGAAGTACTGTTAACGTAGCAGTTACTTTTACTCCGTACAACATGCGTGAAGCCGGTGTATCCCTTAGACTACGCGCCGTACAGGTAATTAAGTACGTACCTATGGAAGCCGCGTCTCCGTTTGGTACTGTAGAGGGTGGGTTTCAGTTCTCCTCAGAGGACAACCCTTTTGAAGTAGCAGAACCTGCGGCACCGGCAGAAGTGGTGACCGACGAGTTGTTTGGGGACGACGAACCGGCTAAGGTAGCAGAGCCGAAAAAGGTAGTTAAGAAGAAGGCACCTGCACCAAAAGCATCTGATGATGCACTGGCTGATATAGTAGCCGACTGGGACGACTAATACTCTCCCANTGTAACAACTACACCCATAGCTAGGATGACTACCGAAAAGGGCGTGCAAGCGCCCCTGCTATGGTACCTCTCGGAATNAGGTACATTTTATGCAAACAGAAAATTTTTTAAGAAGGGTGTTAGGGGACGACGGATATTACTGCTTATTCTCTTTTCGTACTAAAGATGATAGAAGAGTTCAGAAGTTCTACACCTCCATAGGGGATATGGCTGACGCCGCACGTGACCTAGATAGTAAAGGATACGATGCTTATTTTGCGCTTAGTACATTTAAAGAAACAAATTCACGTAAAGTAGATAACGTACATCAACTAAAGTCTTTCTTCCTAGACCTAGATTGTGGTGTTACTAAAGACTACCCAAATCAAGATGAAGCCCTTGTAGCATTACAAGGATTCTGCAATACCTTATCACTACCAAAACCTAAATTAGTTAACTCTGGGCGTGGTATACACGCATACTGGTTCCTTTCGGAGTCGATAGAGTTACATGATTGGTTACCTGTAGCAGAACGTCTAAAGAAGTTATGCGCTGAACACGGCTTATTAGCTGACCCTGCTGTCACTGCCGATGCCGCTAGGGTACTGCGAGTACCCACTACACACAACTATAAATCCGACCCCCCATCTAAGGTAGAGTTTTTAGCGGATGACCATCCTGATGATGTAGACTTTGACAAGTTCTCATTGTTACTGGGAGGAGGGTTGATACCAGTTCCTAAGAAGATGACTCCCACTGGCAGTAATGCGGTTATGGACGCGTTGATGGGTAACAAGCAAAACAAGTTCAAGGACATTATAGTTAAGACCATGAATGGGACTGGTTGCGATCAGTTAAAGACTATATGGAAAGACCAAGAGAATTGCAGTGAGCCTATGTGGAGGGCGGGACTGTCTATTGCTAAGTTCTGTGTAGACTCTGAATCTGCGGCGCACAATATATCTAAGAAACACGAGGGATACACTCCCGAAGACACACGGGACAAGATGGAACTTATTAAAGGGCCATACAAGTGTACGTCTTTTGACGAGTTCAACCCTGACGTATGTCCGCACTGTCCTAACTGGGGTAAAGTTAAATCTCCTATAGTGTTAGGTAGTAGCGTGGTAGAAGCAAATGAAGCGGACAACGTAGTGGAAGTACCTGCGTTAGATTTACCTAATGCTCCTACTACTACGTATGTGATTCCGACGTACCCTAAACCCTTCTTTAGGGGTACCAATGGTGGAGTGTACGTACGTACTACTAATGCCGAAGGCGACCCCGATGAAAAAGTGGTATACCACAATGACCTGTACGTAGTTAAGCGTATACAGGATATAGAGATGGGCGAAGCCGTAGTCGTAAGACTACACCTACCTAGAGATGGAGTAAGGGAGTTCACTATCCCACTTACCTCTGTCACTTCAAAAGAAGAACTACGAAAGCAGATGTCTATGAACGGTGTAGCCGTCTCAAGAATGGATGAACTTATGACTTATATGACTACATGGGTAAACGAATTACAAGCTACTAGCGTTGCAGACGAAGCACGTAGGCAGTTCGGGTGGACAGATGAGTCTTATACATCTTTTGTAGTTGGCAACCAAGAGATATTCGGAGATAGTATAAAGGCCAACCCTCCCTCTACCCCCACGGTGGGGTTATTCCCTGCGTTTGAACCTAAAGGTACTCTGCAAGAATGGATTGACATGGCTAACTTTTATGATCGGGATGGCTTTGAACTACACCAGTATATAGTTGCGTCCGCATTTGGATCACCTCTTATGGCGTTTAGTCCAGTAGCTTGTTCGGGGTTTCATGTACATAGTAAGGATAGTGGCCTTGGTAAGACTACCGCCATGTTCGTAGGCGCATCTGTATGGGGTAGCCCTCGAGATTTAGTACTAGATACAAATGATACACAACACTCCAGAATGTTACGTGGAGAGGTATATCATAACTTACCATTGTATATTGATGAGATGACCAACGCTAAAGGCGAAGACCTATCAGATATGGTGTATCAGCTTACTGGGGGTAAACAGAGGAACCGCATGACTGGTGGAGGGGCAAACACGGAAAGGGCACGGGGCAAACCTTGGAGTCTACAGGCTGTTACTACAGGTAACACTAGCATTATTGAGAAGATAAGCCTGTACAAGGATGGGCCAAAGGCAGAGGCTCAACGAATGTTAGAGACTAGGGCAGTTAAGCTGTTCAAGGAAGCGGGAACTAAAAGTATTACTGACGCTCATGCAAGTAACGCCGTGTCTATCTACGGCCACGCCGGAACAGTTTACATACAGTACGTTATGCGTAACTTAGAAGCCGTGAAAAAACTACGGGATTCTGTACAAGCCAAGATAGACGAAGTAGCAGGACTGACAGCAGAAAACCGATTCTGGTCAGCAGGTGCGGCAAACAACCTAACAGGTGTACTCGTGGCTAAGAAGGTAGGGTTGGTTAACTACGACACTAACAAGCTGTTTAAGTACGTCATTAAGTTGCTACGTGAAAACATAAATTCTGTATCTGATATGGGTTCTTCTACTAAAGATACTTTAAACGATTACATTCACGAGCATTGGGGTAGCATACTTAAAATTAAGAGTACTGACGACTTACGTAAAAATCAGGGTAATGGTATGGACGACTTAGTAATACCCGAATTAGATCCTAAAGTACGATTAATCGGTAGGTATGAGACTGACGTAAAACATGCGTACCTAATACCTAAACCGTTAAAAAAGTGGTGTGGACATCAACAGATAAACTACGGATCGTTTATACAAGACCTAAAAACTAAGTTCGGAGCGAAGACTACTAAAATAAGGCTCAGTAAGGGTACGTCCGTAAAGTTAGGTCTATCGCATGTCCTGTTTGTAGACTGTTCAAATCTAGATGTAGACACTTAGTAACATGTTAATGTTAGATGATTTAGCCCCCGATGGGGTACGAATCGTAATTAGATGGGAAAGTATGCATGTAGGAGCGTCACTCTTCATACCCTGCATAAACACCCAGAAGGCTAAAGAACAAGTTGTAAAGTTGTTTAGACGTAAGAAATGGCAAGTGACATCAAAGATAGCCATAGAAAATGGTAAATTAGGTATACGTATCTGGCGTACATTGTGATACCATATGGGACGAAGTGGGACTCCCCTGACCTGCTTTGGTTGTACCCCTCTCAACCCCCTGCTCGTTTCCGAGGCGACAGGGGGTTTTTTATTAATATCCCTTGTTGTATTCTCTGTTACTTACCATTATGGCGTACTTCATAAGAGGACTAACTGTTACGCCATTATGCATGTTAGCGGACGTAGTAATATGAGACTCCACTGACTTCATTATCTGTTTAGGAGTTAATGCTATAGTGGGGTGACGTTTGTTATGGGCTACTATATCTTTTAGCACTTCACCCATAGTTTCGTGGTCACCCATTCTCTGTGCGAATAGAACTTCTTAGTTAGCATAGACCTCTTTGAGGTAATAGCTTTTTCTACTCCCTTGTTACGTGCAGATATTTCTTGGCGATATGTGTACTCCGCAGGAGGGAATCCAAAAGCCTGTGCGCCGCAAATCTCCTACAGTCATGTCATCATATATAGGGTCTTTCCTGCGAGATTTTATACCGCCTTCTCTTACATAACGTCCAAAAGTAGACCTCCAAGCGTTAGTAAGACCAGCAGGCATAAGGCTCTCCATACCACGTTCAAAGCTACCGTACTCGTCAGAGTTGAAGTCACCATAAGCGCGATATAACCTAGTCCCTGTACTTAATGCAGGGCCGCCTAGATAGAATCCTAGACTCTCTTCAAGAGATGGGTCTTTGTTAAACCTGTTTTCCTGTAACACTAGGTTACTCAAACTTACACGTGAGGCTACATCCGTACCTGTTAGCGCGGTGACTGCACCTTTGTACCAACCTTCACCTAAGTATTTACGTGTTATGGTGCGAGCATCGTCCTCTTCATCATCTAAGAACATATCCCATATCATACTGACCATGCCATATAATGGTACTCCTTGCACACCAGCAAAGAAAAGCGCAGATAAGTGAACTCCCACAGCCTGTTTAAGAGCCATGTTACGTAGTTCTTTCCCCTCGGCACTACTAGCGAACATGTTATCAGCCGCTAGTTTGGCAGACTTAATCATGGTGTAGTACATCTGTAGGCCATAACTCTTATACATCAAAGCTACACGCCCGATACCCTGTTGTGAGTACCCTGCCGCAGTCTCTAGTACGGAACCGCCGTTGGTTTCCTGTGCAAAGTATAGGGCTTCTTCTGCCGCTAACTGCATACGCGCTTCAGAACTACTAGGTACGTCTATGAACTTGGCCTGCACTGCACTGTAGAACTTCTTATCGCCTTTGGCCTCATGCATAGCATCTAGCTTATCTAGGTTAAGGTCGTAAGATGCGGCTACAGTTGTTTGACGGTTAAATCTTTCTGCCGCATTGAACATAACAGCAGATAGTGCAGACGTACCGTCTAGGAACCTTAACGCTTTATTTTTATTCTTTTGTCTTCCCGCATCATTTACACCTAGCTGATCGGCTATAGTAGAGTGGTGTATCTGTCCTCGTTCTTTAGCCATCTTAACTAAGGGTATCATTCTATTAAAGTGCTTTATCTTTGCGTCAGCCTCTGACTTAGTAGCAGAGGTGTCTCGTATTTTCTTTTCTTGTTCTGCTTTAAGAGTGTACACATCTTCTCGACTAACTAATCCATCCTTATCAGTAGTGCTAACTTCTTTTATATCATAGTACTCATCAATAGATATTTTAGAGGCGCCTACAAACTTAGAAGCCCTACCCAAAGCGGCTGTAGATTCCATAGCTCCAAACTTACTTGTCAGGTATGGCCCTACTACTAAGGGTATTTGCGATAAGTTAACAAGTGCTGATGAGGCGTTAAAACCAATAGTGTATATAAAGGCTGTCTGATTAGCACGTTGGTAGTACTGTTCTGGGCCTTTGTTAGCGGCTCCTTCACGAGCAAATCTTGCTCGTTCGTCTAACTCCTCTTTTACCGCGGTAAACGTATTTTTGTTTACTCCTTTAGGAACTCCTTCCGCGTACTTTTTATCTATGGCTTTTTCTACCGCACGTATTTCACCACCATAACGCATCTTCTCTATCTGGGCGCCAAGGTCGTAACCTTTCATTTGCATACCTAAGCGAGCGTCTTGTATGTAACCTAACGTGTTTTTACGTCGTTGTAGAGACTTAGCAAAAGAAGTTTCAGGTAATGTCTCAATAAACAAACGCATTATCTGCTCTTGCATTTCATTAGCTTTTGGATCACCACTAGCCTTAATAACGTCTAACACGTCAGCAACAAAAGAACCTGCGGGAGGACTTCTATAGCTAGACGCTTTGGTATCTCCATCATAAGACTCTACTGTGTTAGTAACGGTAAGGGCATCATTTTTTACTTCTTTAGCCGCGCTGTCTCGTGCTCCTTCAGTCTCAAACATTAGGAATACTGGTTCTTCTCTAAAAGTGCCGTCGTCATTTTTAATCTTAGTCGTGTACGATAGCTTGTAATTACCTTGACGAACCAACGGAAAGTACACTTCCATAGTGTTAGACGATATTAGACGCTCGTTCATCTGTTTCTTGAGTTTTAGTTTAGAAGCATTGTCTTTACCATCACCTATCTCGTCAATCTCACGATTAATAACAGCTACAAGGTCTTCGTGCATACGCTTGTAAGTATTACGTAACTCATTAAATTGCTTTCTACCACTATCATTTAGCTTCTTCCATTGTTTTTGGTTTGCTTCCCATACCTCAAACAGATTTCTGTCATCTTGAGCGGTCTGCTTGCCGTATCTCTTTTTAGCTTCTGCACGGGACAACGTAGGGTCTACCTGATATATAGTAGCGCCATGCTCTTGACTGTAGATTATGTTATCTAACAACTGTTTCTGTTCTATATTTTTCTTAGCCCACGCATCATAGGACTCTAGTATTTTGTTTATCTTTTCATCCGCTTTCTGAATGCTTCCGCGTTGTTTTTCAAATAGAGCGTGTAAGTTTAAGCCTAACTGACCAAACCCGTTATTTCTTGCTATATCCGCAAGTGCCTGAGAGCCAGTAAGTTTTAAGAAAACTTGTTTAGCTGTTTTATCTCCTTTACCATTTAAAAAATCCGTAGCACCTTCAATAAAAGACTTCTTAGATCCAGCAGATACGCGCTTCTGTATATCTGTCATGTCATTAAGTACTTTCTTTACCCCGTCTTGGGTAGACATCATATTCATTACAGGGTCACTGCTTGTAGCCATGTTAGGAGACAACATTTCTATAATAGCCGCGTCAGCAGAATCTAATGCCGATCCTACAGGCTTAGTGTCCATGCCGATAAGTCTTCGTATATAGTTAGTTACCGCACGATAGAACCGTTCTAAGGCACTTATATCAGAGCCTTTAGGGTTAATGGAGGCTAGCTTTCGTTGGAATTCAGGGTTACTAAATGCTTCCGCTATAAACTCGTTAAGGTTCTTTGTACCGTAAGCTGTGTCTAAGTATGGCTTAACGTCTTTATATAAATTCTCTAGCTGTTTTGTTGCAGGGTGTGACTTATTCTTTAACTTATTAATAGTAGCCGCGTGCGTGGTCTCATGCAGTAAAGCATGTATGGTAAGAGGTATATTGGAGTTAAGTATTACAGTGTTAATTCTAGGGTCAAACAAACCTGCAACATCACTCTTGTCTCCAATATCGTACCCTTTATCTTTTAAACTAGCCTCGTTAGCCAACTCTATCTTGGTATCACCTGTGTTTTCAGACAATGCTCTGGCTATCTGCTTTACGCGTTTACTCTTAGCACTTTTTGCAAGGGACTGTAATGCGCTTTTTAAATCCCCTTTCTTTAGTAACGCCTTAACTTCTTTAGGCAAACCCTCACTTAACTCCGCCGCAACTTTGGGATCTAATTCCAAGTTAAGTACGTCTATATTACCACCACCGGCTACAAACTTTGCGGTGTCTTCCGATAACTTAGCTCGTAGTTGTTCAGGAGACATATCTTCAGTAAGAGGTGGTTTGGTCTTAGCCTTACCCTGTACTTTCTCTACTGCCTCTTTAACTATATCTTCTTTCTTGGCGGCTTTATCTGCACGTGCAGTAGGGCTAGGTTCGGGTTTCTTTTTAGGCTTCTTACGGTCTGGAGTTACCTGTACCTTACCCTTACTAGCTTCTTCTACCTTCTTATTTCTTGATATTTCTTGACGCGCCTTTCTATCTTCTACTAGTTGAACTTCTGCCGCTTTAGTACCGCGCTCATCAATAGTCTTTTCTGACTTAGTCATACGTGTTTTGGCAGACTCTA